GAGTAATTCATGTTCAACTTTATTTGTAGTATTAGACATTATTTTTAATACTGAATCTCCACTAGTTGCTAATGTTAAAGGTCCCCCTAATATATGTGTTCCTACTCCACTTGCACTTATATTACCTGAGGATGTTACATTTCCTATAATATTAGTATCACCAACTACTCGAAAAAAAGAACTTGGACCTAGAACTGGAGCATCATTAGTAAATTGAAAATGGCTAGAATTAAATATTAATTTACCTGATGCAGATATATGTTGTTGGTTAACTGCGGCTCTATATAATCTCATTATAGAATTATCTAACATTCCAATGTTAATTCCTTTACGAAATGAACCTGATGCAGCTGTTACTTCTCCACTTGCACTTATATTACCTCCTAAACTTGCACTTAAACTAGCTGTTATGTCTGTAAAATTACTAAATGTTTTTACAGCTCCCGCTGAACCAGAACCATAATAAAATAATCCTGTGTCTACATTGATTGCTGGTTCTCCCTGTGCTAGGGTAGTAGGTATTGCTGAACCTGTTCCGTTTTTTAATATTATTGTACTTGCCATATTTGTTTTATTCTATTATAAATATTTAAAAATTTCCTCCATTTAATGTTCCAATAAAACTAGTTGCAAGACTTGCTGTATTAGCATTTATTGCATGAGATGAGGATAATTCAAAAGTAATTTCATGTGATGCAGAAACAGCAAATAAAGCATATGATGATGTTATAGCATGTGAAGATGATATTGGTACAAAAATAGAACCAGTTCCATCAGCTAATTGATTAGTTCCATCTGTTTGGACTATTCTTTGAAAAGTGTCCTGTATGTTTTTGTTTTCGAAGTTTTCGATTGCCATTTATAACCATTTTATTTTTGTTTTTCAAGAACCTTTAACACACCATTTATTATTTTACCTGTGTTTTCTACGTGATTTTCTTGTAAATATGTTGCTACTATATTATTTAATGCATTACGCTTATAAGAAATATTATTTACGTTTATATCATCTTTTATTAATAATTTAAGTAAATTTACAACATGATCTTTTTCAGTAATTGTTGGTTTTTCATTTTTAACTTTAACCTCTACTTTAGCTTCTACAATAGGTTTTTTAGTTGTTTGTGATTTAACTTCAACAGTTACTTTTTTACTTGTTTCTACCTCAAAATCACTTTCCCAAGGTGTAAAAAATGTATCTTCAGCGATAACTTCTAAACGAATATTACCTGAAGTATTTTCATCTATTAAACCTTTTAACTTTTTAATAGGAATTTCACATTTACCTCCTTTAGAAATAGTTCCATTAAATAATAATGAATAATCTTGAGTTTCTACTACTAAACGTGCTTTTGATTTTTTTAAGCTTGCTCCTTGTAGTGATATACTACATTCGAAAAGTTCTGATTTGTCTGTAAATAATTTATACATGTTTATAAATATTAAATAGATATGTTTTCAGCAATCATTTGAACTCCTAATACTTCTTTGACTGCTATTTTTATGTCTTTTGCTTTGATTTTATATTGTTTGATTTCTCTTTTTTTAGATTCTGTAATTGTGTTGCCGTGTATTTTTAGTATTAATTTTACTAATTTTTGTTTATCTTTTTGTTCCCATGTATTCCAATCTTCTCCAGCTGCTCTTTTTATTAATACTACATCTTCCCAAGTATGTGAATTATTATTCCATAAAAAATTTGCTTTATTCCATTTTATAGGAGTTTTTCTACTTGTTCCCATTTATTAAAATACTACATTATTATACAATTAACAGCTATAGTTGAAGCACTAAATGTTGCTCCTCCCCCATTTGTATTATGAAGATTAAAAAAGAAAACACCAGCTGAAACTGAATGTACTTCTACAGATAAAGCAGCACTAGAATTACAGTATACTATAGATGAATCTAATACAAAACTATTTGTGATTTTAAAATCTTCAGATTTTTGACTATTTAATAATGATGGTGCAACTACAACTCTAAACTGTGTTTTATATCTAGAAGTACTATTTGATGATCCTGGAGTAAGAGAAGTATTATTTACTGTGGAATTAACTACTACTCCCTCAAATGTAACTATGTCATCTGTTTCAACATCTTGATTCATCTTGTACAATTCATTTGCACCTTGACCTGTGTTTACTGTTGTAAATTCTACTGCTGATGTTGAAGTGACATTTTGGTCCATGTCGTATAATTCATTTGCACCTTGACCTGTATTTACTGTTGCAAATGTAACTGCATCAGTTGTTTCAACATCTTGATTCATCGCATACAGCTCATTTGCACCTTGACCTGTATTTACTGTTGCAAATGTAACTGCATCAGCTTCTCTTACATTTTGATCCATTAAATGAACTTCAGTAGCTCCTTGACCTGTGTCTAATGTAGTAAATACTCCTGGTCCTGTGGATGTAATTCCTGTTGTTGTTAATGGTCCTACAAAACCTGCTGCTTTAATTGTTCCACTTGCTGTAACATCACCTCCTATTCCTCTTATTTCTGATCCTGCTATTACTAAAGCTGAACAAGAAACATATCCACTTGCACTTACATTACCTGAAGCTGTAATATCACCAATTAAATTTATATCATTATATTCATTTACTATAATTTGTCCAAAAGAACCTGTACCACTAACAAAAATATTTCCATTACTTGCAGACACATAAGGAGCACTTCCATTACTTTGTCCTACTATTAAACCTGAAGCAGAAACAAATCCTTTTGCTGATATGTCTCCACTAGCTGATATAAATGTTTCAGATAGTAAAGCGGATGCGCTTACTTCTGATGCTGCTACTTGTGCGTTTGTATCTGATAAATTTAAATTTGAATCTATAAGATCTCCATATTGTGATTGATTAGGTATATCTCCTGTTTCGAAATATCCTTTTAATGTTGTTCTATTTTCTTTTGCCATTTTATGCTATTTGATTTGATTCTCCTAATATTTGATAACCTACTCCTTCTCCTATTTGATTTATATTTGTTGTTACTGAAGCTCCTCTAACTTGTTCTCTTGTTAATGGTTCTCCTGTTGGTAATACTATAAGTTCATCATTAAATACTACTCTAGATTTACTAAAGAATTTTTGTGGTTTTTTAGTTAAATCTTTATTTAAACTATCTGGTACTAAATATCCTTGAATTGTTAAACCAAAATTAGTTTTAACAACTCTATTTTCTCCTTGTGCAATTTCTGTTGTGTTATTATAAGTATCTATTCTTGCATTAAATTTAAATCTTTCTTTATCTCCCCAATAACTATCTGATGAATAATTTATCATTTCAATTAATTTGTTCATTTGAGCTACATAATCTGTCCATATTATACAAGAATATTGTAATTTAACATAATCAGGTATTACAATAGTATGGAATTCTTTTTGAGGCCTTATATTTTGTAATACATTAAAATTATCATATCTATTTTTTTTAGAATATTTTTCTTCAAATGTATAATATAATTGTGGATTATTACCATCTAATTTATTACCAAGATCTCTTCTTTTTTCAACACTATCTCTTTTAAACATAATAAGAGGTACTTGAAGTTTGCCTTCTTTATCTCTAAAATATCCATCTTGTTGAACTCCTTTCCATCTTTCAGGAGCTCCATAAATTACAGGTACTGGAGTTCTATTTCCTTGTACCATAACTGAAGGTTTAATAACATTATTAAAATAATACATTATTGCTTCATCATGGTCTTGTAAACCTATAGATACATCTTGTACTGTATCATCTTTTCTTGATGTTAGTCTTCCTTTATTTATACTAGATCTATTATCTACATTAGGAAATGATCCTTTTTTTACAGGAAAACCTTGAGCTTCAGGAAATTTTTCTGAATCAGTACCAAATCCTGAAGATAAGTTGTCTCTTAAACGATCATATCCACTTGCGGGTATTGGTCTTCTTGGATTTATTCTTTTTCTATCTGCCATTTTATAATCTTCCTACTTGATTTGCATTTCCACCATCTACTTTAGTTGTTGTTGGATATTTTCCACTTCTTAAAGGAATTAAATTTAATTTTTCTACTCTAGATATATGAGCACTAATTAAAACTGAAAAACTATCACCATGATTTGTAGTTTCACTTGATATTGCATAATCAGAATCTCTACCCATTATAAGTTGATTTTCTATTCTAGAATCTATTTCATAAAAATTATTTCTAAAAAGTAATATATCTCCTACTTCAGGTGTTAAATTTATATTTTTAAGTTCATTTTTTAAAAATTTAAAAGTAATAGCTTGATTCATATCAGAACCAAAATCATCAGATGACCATGATTGATCTAATCTATCAATTAAACATGCGATTTTCATGGGTTCATAATAATTTTTACCCATAGACTCACCATAAACATTAGCTTGTGTTTGTTCTAAAGCAAATTTATAATACGCAATTTCTGTTTGTATTATATCCTTTAAAAGTTCACTGTTTATTGTGTGAAATAAATTTATGTCTCTTGATTTTCCAAATAAAGCCATTATAATCTTCTTAAAGTATCTTCTTTATATTTAAATGATTTAACACCTGGTACTCTTAAATCTGTTTTAGACATATCAGATGTTTCTATGTCTTGTTTTATTTTTTCTATATCTTGTTTAGCATCTCCTCTTGTTATAAATTTAATTGACACTAAAGTAAATTCAACATTTGGTTTTTGTAAATAATCTTCAGGAGTAATATTTCTTACAATAGTTATTTTTCTTATTGCTCTAATTTGATCTAATACATCTGTAATATTATATGATGGATCAGTTAACATATAAGCTTCTATTTGATATGTGTTAAGAATTTCTGATAGTATGTTTTTTAATTTAATCATTAGCCTATATAAATAAACATTGGATCATTACCTGCTGCTGCTTTTCTAAAGTCTTTTTCAGAAGCTTCTCTTTCTAATTGTTTTTCTTTACTAGTTAATTCTAAATCTGCTCTTAATTTTTCTATTAATTCTAGTTTTTCAGCTTGTGCTTCACTACATAAACGTCCATGATCTAAAGTTGTTTCAGATCCAGGAATTGGTATTACTTGATATTTACCTCTTACAGAACATAACATTTCTTTAGCTAAAGCTAATGTGTATTTTCTAATCCATTGTCTTCCTGGTTCATTTATAAAAGCATAAATAGGTGCTTTATAAGGAGCATTAGATATATCTGTTATTAAATCTGTTGGTTTTGAATTTCCTTCTGAATCTTCTACTTGAGTTTCTGATAATCCTGTATTTGGGTTATATGAATTTTTATAATCATACCATAATTTATAATTAGAAGTAGGTATAGGCCATATTTTTAAATATCTTCCATTTTCTAATTCAAAATGATATGCTGATTTTCTAATTTGATCATTAAATTCTATTGCTTGTAATTTTAAAACATCAAAATATAAAGGCATTAACATAAAATTTACACCTGGTGAATAATTACCAAATCCAAATGATTGCATTAATGATTGAATTCCTGTACCTGTACCTGCATAAGGGTCAAAATATCTATTAATTGCTGCTGGAGCTTCATGATAAATTCTTGTTATAGAAATACTACCAGATGTAGCAATATAATTACCAAGAGTATCTTCTAAATGAGCTACTGTAGAATTTCCTGTGTCAGGATCATATAAATCATACCACTGTTGACCTTGTTTTATATCTATGGATCCTGAATATGTTCTACCTTTTACTGATGACCCTCCTGCATTACCAATTTCATTTTGAGTATTTCCTACTCCTCCCCCTGCAGAAGCTCCATAATTTGAATCTATTACTATATTATTTAATATAGATCCTGTTGATGTTCTTATTAAAGAACCAAAATTATATATTATTGTAGCATTATATACTTGAGCTCCATACTCACTTGTAGCTTCTTCAAAACAAGAATAAAGATTTATATCTTGTAATTCAATGTCTACAAGAGGATAACCTAATCTTTGAACACACCATTGTGCTACTTTATCAGCATCAATTCTAAATTCATCATCAGAATCATAAAAACCAAAAGGGGTAGGATCAGCTACTAATCCAAAAGATGAAGAGCCGGGCCAAATAGGGATTTCTGCCATTTTTAATATAGTTTAGTTGTTCTCGTATAAATATGAAAGAACAATGGAAGAGGTTACATTCCGTTTAATAATTCGAATACTTCGTCTATTGCTATATGGCGGTGGTTATCTAATAATACTCTTTTATAAACATACTCAGAACTTGTAATTTTAGGTAAGTCAACTATTGCTGAATAATTTGTGTCTTTTAAATCAATTTGTTGGTTATCTCCACAAAATATCATTGTTGAATTTTTTCCTAATCTACCTAATGCCATTCTAAATTGTGAACGAGTTAAATTTTGAAATTCATCAACTATTACAACAGCATTTTCAAATGTTCTTCCTCTAAAATGTGCTAAAGATACAAGTTCAATTTTTTCCTCTTTTTCCATTTTTTCTAAAATAAGAGGTTTATTGTAAATTTTACGCATGTTAGATTTGATAGGTACAATCCATGGTTCCATTTTTTCTTTTTCTGAACCTGGTAAGAATCCATTGTCTTCAGTTGACACTGTAGGTCTTGTTATTATAATTTTGTCTATTTGTCTTTTAAAGAATAAATCTAAAGCAATTTGACACGCTAATAATGTTTTACCACTACCTGCTTTTCCTACAATAAAATTGTAAGGATGGTGTAAAATTGCTTGTTTTGCTGATTTTTGTTCTTCTGAAAGAGTTAATGAAAATCTAACCGAGCCTTTTGGGGGCTTTTTTGCTGTATTGGGTTTTACCATAAATATAACATTTGATTATACATATAAAAAAAGAGCCGCTATTGCGGCTCTCTTTAAAATACATAATTAAATCTTATCCAAATATTTGTGCAGTGTGAGAAAGATGTACATAAATATTTTCCGCATGAGCAACACTCCAATCTACATTAAGAGTAATTACTAAATCTACAGTAGTATCAATTGCAGTAGAAGCATTAACAGATCTTACAACAGTATCACCTGTGTTTGTAGTTATTTTACTTGTAGCTGCAAAAGTAGTAGCAGATAGAATGTGAATCATAGATTCTGCTGAAACTATGTCGTTATCAGCTACATCTAAAGCAGCACCTGTTGCTAAAGCTACTGTTGTAGATCCATGAGTTAAATTGAGGATCGGTGTTAATGTATCAGTACTATTATTATCAGTTACAGTACCAAAGCTTGTAACTCTAATCATAGTACCTACATTTAATCTTCCAGCTGGAATAGTTAATGTAGCTGCATCTGCTGCAGCAATTGTGTTAGTGTGTGTTGTTGAAGTACCAACAACATTGTCAGAAACATGATTAAACTTACTGTCTAAGATGTTATCAAATGTTCTGTTTGTGTTTTTTAAATCACTTAAACTTAATTGTCCCATTTTTTTTATTTTTTATGAGATTATAGGGATACAACTATAGTGGTCAAATCCATAGAGGCTATTTTCCCCGTTTTAATATTGTTAAAACAATATCGACCAAACATTGTTTACAAATATACATATAAAAAAAGAGCCGCTAATGCGGCCCTTTTTAAATATAGTTATAAACTATTTCTTACATATCGTTCAAGTCAGAAATGTATACTTTACCATAGAAATCTGGACGAACCATTTTCTTAGCATATCTAGTCATAATACCTTTTCTTGGTGTGAATGATTGTGGATCATAAACTAGAGGAGTCATAATTAACGGAATGTATGGAGCAAAGACAGCACCAGTTTCAAGGAATTGAGATCCTTTATAACCCATTAATATGATATTTTCTGTCATATAAGGGTTTTTATAAACTGTATATCTGTTGTTTATTGCACCAATCTTTTGAACACCCATGTTGTATTTGTCACTGTCTCCAGCAGAGTCAGCTGCAAATCCTGGGATTGCTTCTAAGATTGTAGAAACTTTTGGAGAAACTACCATCCAGTTAGCACCACCACGAAGAGTTTTCTGGTGAATTAAGTTACTAACTTTTTGTAATTTAATACCTAAAGTTTGGAACCAAGACAT